ACCCCCGCCCCTCTCAGCCATCGGGGCGTATAGCACCTGACATCCCGCCCGGGTTTCCTAGGGCCCTGACCTGCACTGACGCCAGATGGGTCTAGTCCTCTCCGTGATCGACCGCGCGTCACGGATCGACAACAGTCCTGGTCAAAGGGATGTAGCCGTTAACAAGGGCCGGTATCCTGGTGGCATGTCGGGGACTTCGAGCGGATGCGAGCACTGCGGTGGACCGCTGCCGGTCGTGCACCGGTCGGACCGCCGGTACTGCTCCGCCAGCCACCGGGTCCTCGCCGCACGTGCCCGCAAGCGGGAACACGAGGCGCACGTAGCTGCGGCGCAGGCGTCCCGCATCCCGCAGGAGTTGAGGGCGCGGGCCCGCTGGGTGCGGTACTCGGCGCGGAAGGTGCCGCTGCGCACGGATCGTTGGCGGTTCGCCTCGGTGGACAATCCCGCGACGTGGTCGGACTACGCGGCTGCTGCAGCGTCGTCTGTGGGTGAGGGCTTCGGTTTCGTACTGACGGCCGGCGACGGCTTCGTCGTCATCGATCTGGATCACGCGGTTGAGGCGGGTCGTGTCCTGCCGTGGGCGCAGGCCATCATCGACGAGCTGCCGGCGACGTTCATGGAGCGCGGCAGGTCGGGTTCCGGGCTGCATCTGTGGTTCCGCGGCAGCGTTGCTGTCGGGCGTCGTGTGCGTCGCGGCGTGTTGGCGGTCGAGGTGTACTCGGATCGCCGCTACATCATCGTCGGCGACCGGGTGTCCGGTACGCCGATTGAACTTGCCGAGCTGCCTGACGCAGCCGGTTTGATCGCCTCGTTGACGTGATGCCCTGGCGGCGTCCCGGTCGGGGCGCTGTCGTTTCAGCCCTTTGCGTGCCCTGCGGTGGTGCGCTGGACCCTGGAGGTCGTCATGGGCGCACGTGGACCTGTTGCGAAGCGTTCTGAGGAGCGCATGGGCCACCGCTCCAAGGAGGAGAAGGACTCGGTCACGAAGGCTCCGTCGGGGCCGCCGGTAGATCTGCCGGAGCTGCCTGAGGCGGATCCGCTGTGGCATCCGATCGCGGCGGACTGGTATCTGTCGTTGCGGGAGTCGGGGCAGGCGGCGTTCTATCAGCCGTCGGACTGGGCGGTGGCCCGGTATGTGGCGGAGTTGATGTCACGTGGCCTGTCGTCGGAACGGCCGCCGAACGGCCAGTACGTGGCCGCCCTGAACTCGGCGATGTCGTCACTGCTGACCACGGAGGGCGACCGGCGCCGGGCTCGCATGGAGCTGGAACGGAAGAAGAGCGGGCCGAAGCTCGCGTCGGTGAGGCCGATGGACGCCTACCGTGACCTCGCAGGTGGCTGACGAACCAGTCCCGGATGTCGTCGAGCCTTCCATCATGGGTCCCTCGTGGCGCCGTGGCGAGGACGGTCTGTTCGTCCTGCCGGAGTACACGCTCGGCTGGCAGTGTCTGGCATGGAGTGGTGACTTCCTTCAGCATCGGACCGGACGGCCGTGGCAGTACACCTCCGAGCAGGCCCGGCTGACCCTGTGGTGGTTCGCTCTCGACCCGGAGACTGAGCAGTTCATGTTCCGCGACGGCGTGATCCAGAGGCTCAAGGGTCACGGCAAGGACCCGCTTGGGGCTTCGTGGTCGGCGTTCGAGTTCGTCGGACCCTGCCGCCCCTCCGGGGAGGTAGCCGAGGAGGGCGACGAAGCCGGCATCCCCGCGGGCCATCCGATAGGGGAGCAGCATCCGGAGGCGTGGGTCCAGGTCGCCGCTGTGTCCCAGGAGCAGACAAAGAACACGATGCGGCTCTTCGCGGGCCTGTTCACCAAGCGGGCGAAGCGCGAGTACGCGATCGAGGTTGGTAAGCAGGTCGTGTACGCCGACAAGGGGCGGGCCATGATTGAGGCGGTCACGTCTTCGCCGGCCACGCTGGAGGGCGCTCGGGCGACGTTTGTCCTGCTCAATGAGACGCACCACTGGCGGGAGGCGAATCAGGGGCACGACATGGCCGCGGTCATCGAGCGCAACGCCAGCAAGTCCGAGGACGGAATGTCGCGGACTCTGGCCCTGACCAATGCCTATGAGCCGGGCGAGGATTCCGTGGCCGAGCGCACGAGGGACGCGTTCGAGTCGGCGGAGGCTGGCCGCTCGGTGGACACGGGACTGTTCTACGACTCACTGGAGGCCCCGCCTGAGGCGAAGCTGACACCGGAGTGGATCGAGCCGACGCTGCGGGCGGTGCGCGGGGATTCGACGTGGTTGGACATCGAGCGGCTGAAGGCTTCAATCCTCGACGTCCGTAACCCGCCTTCCCGGTCTAGGCGTTTCTGGTACAACCAGATCGTCGCTGCGGAGGATGCGTGGCTGGCCCGCTACGAGTGGGACGCCTGCAAGCGCGAAGATCTTCAGCTTGCTGATGGCGACGAGGTCGTTCTGTTCTTCGACGGCTCCAAGTCGGACGATGCGACTGGCCTTGCGGCTTGTCGTATGTCGGACGGGCTCGTGTCCGCTCTGGGCGTGTGGCAGAAGCCGGCGAACTGGCCAGCGCCGAACACGCCGGGCTTCGTGCCGTACCAGGTGCCGCGCGATGAGGTGCACGGCATCGTCGAGAACACGTTCGCCCGCTTCAAGGTGCTCGCCTTCTTCGCTGACCCGGGATCGGGCCAGGACGACGACGGTGAAATGTACTGGGACTCGTACATCGACCTGTGGGGGCAGACGTGGGGAGCCAAGCTGACGCTCCGCTCGATCTTGTCCGGCCCGAAGGCGCACGCGGTGCGCTGGGACATGCGTGATCCTCGAAATCAGGAGTCGTTCACGGAGGCCGTGAAGCGGACTCACGCGGACGTCCTGGAGCGGTCCCTCATCCATGACGGGCACAAGGTGCTGCGCACGCACGTGATCAATGCGAGGCGGCGCACGAACCGTTGGGGTATCACGATCGGCAAGGAGCATCGCGAATCCGCCCGGAAGATCGACCTGGCGGTGTGCATGATCGGCGCCAGGATGCTGCGACGCATGATCCTCAACTCGCCGAAACACGCGAAGAGAAAGTCGCCCGGCAAGGGCCGCGTAGTCGTCCTCCGCTGATCTGCACCCCACCCGCTGATTGATGTTGAGAGGCTGGTGGGCTGTGGCCGTCTCTATCCCCGAGCTGCCGCTGTTGTCGTTGTCGGATGGCGAGTTGGCGCTGGTTCAGTCGCTTCGGCAGGACTTGCTGGCGGAGCGGTGGCGGCTGGAGCTGCTGGACGCCTACTTCAACGGCGAGCAGATGGTCCGTGATCTCGGCATCAGCATTCCCCCGCAGCTCAAGGGCCTGCACACAGTGATCGGTTGGCCGCGGATCGGTGTGGAGTCGCTGGAGGCCCGCCTGGATCTGGAAGCGTTTCGCTGGGTGGACGGCTCCGACTCCGCAGACCTTGAAGAGATCGCGGAAGTCAACGACCTCTTCGATGAAGCCTCGCTGGCGCACACCGACGCCTTGACATATGGCCGGGAGTACATCGCGGTCGGGTCGGGCGAGTGCGGCGTGGGCGGGGATTGTCCGCCGGTGATTACGGCGGAGTCTCCGCTGGATATGACGGTGGAGTGGGATGCCCGGCTGCGGGTGGTCACGTCGGCGCTGCGTGAGTGCACGGTGGACCGGCTGGACGCGGGCCGTAGCGATGAGCCGATGACGGTGCTGTATCTGCCCGATCAGACCGTGTATGTGGTGCCGTCGCCCTCAGGCGACTGGGAGGTCGTGGACCGGGACATCCACAACCTCGGCGTGGTGCCAGTGGTGCGGATGGCCAACCGTCAGCGCACCGCAGACCGGGTCGGCAAGAGCGAGATCACACCCGAGGTCATGTCGATTACGGATGCGGCGTGCCGCCGGCTGATGGGCATGGAAGTCGCCGCCGAGTTCTTCGGGGCGCCGGCCCGCTACATCCTCGGCGCGTCCGAGTCCGCGTTCCAGGACGCGGAGGGCAACGCCAAGAGCGCGTGGGAGACGTACATCGGCCGCGTCCTTGCGTTGGAGCGGGACGAGAACGGCGAGATCCCGCAGGTGGGCCAGTTCTCGGCGCACGACCCGACCGGCATGACGAAGATCATCGACATGTATGCGCGGATCATGTCATCGCAGCTGTCCGTCGCACCGCACGTCCTCGGCTACAGCAGCGACAACCCCGCATCGGCAGACGCCATCCGATACGCCGACAACTCGCAGATCAAAAAAGCCGAACGCCGGATCCGCCGATTCGACGCCGCATGGCGCGACGTGATGCGGCTGGCGCTGTGGATCCGCGACGGCGAACCGCCACCGCGGGAACGCCGCATCGAGGGCGTGTGGCGCAACCCGGCAACGCCGACGCTCGCAGCGCAGACCGACGCCGCAGTCAAACTCATCGACGCCGGCGTCCTGCAGGCCGAGTCCGATGTGGCCCTGGAAATGGTGGGGCTGACGCAAGGCCAGCGCCGACGCGTCGCCGTTGAACGCCAGCGAACCACCACGCAAACCCAGTCGAGTCAGCTCCTGGACCGTCTCGCCGCTCTCGGCGAAGACGACGAGGCGCCGGCCGCCGAACCTGCGGAGGAGCTGGAGGCGGAGGTGCCGGGTGGCGAGGCAGGTCTCTGACCGCGACGGCGCCCAACACCGCAGGGCTCTAGCAGGGCTGGGGCGCCTGCTGCGGCGGGACCTGACCCGCGTCCGCCGGCTCCTCGTACCCGCGCAGCCCGCGTCCTTCACGGCGTGGGCGGAAGCTGTGGGCCTTGTGGTGGCCCGGTACGGGCAGATGGCCGCCGCCCTGTCCGCCGAGGTGTACGAGGCTCAACGGGCGGACGCCGGAGTGCAGTCGCCGTTCCAGGTGCGGTTGGCGGACCCGCCACCGGCCGAGCAGGTGGAAGCCACACTGCGGTGGGCGGCGAAAGACGTGTGGCCGCGCAACCCAGAGCAGTCACAGACCACTGTGGCGCAGGCCCGGCCGCAGACGGCACGCACCGCTGTAGCGGAACGCAAGACCATCGGCGCTGTCGAGAAACTCGTACTGGATGTGGGGCGGGAGACGACCCGTCAGGCGATCCGCGAAGACCGGGATGCCATCGGCTACGCCCGCGCCGCCGCCCTAGGCGCCTGCTCATTCTGCAAGCTCATGGCCTCCCGCGGCGCCATCTACGGCGACCTTGACGCGGTGGGTCGAGCAGCGAACGAAGACTTCACCGGCGCGGACAGCGTCATCAAGTTCCACGACTGGTGCCGATGCCAGCCCATCGCGATCTACGTGGGAGACCGGTTCGAGCTGAGCCCGCAGGCCGCCCGCTGGGACCAGCTCTACCAACAGCACGCCGCCCCGTATCCGGGTGACCAACTGCGCCGGTTCCGGCAGGCGATCGCCGAGCACGAGCCGTCGCCCATCACGTAACACCCCGGCTGCCCCGGTGGCGGCCTCACCGATCTCAACCCCAGCCCCTGGAGGGCCGTTTCAGCATGCCCGAAGAGCAGAGCACAGAGCAGCAGCCGGCCGGTGAAGAGCAGGCGGAGCAGGTCGAGGAGACCGCACCGCAGGACCCCGAAACCGAGACGGAGGACACGTCCGCCGACAGCGGCGACGCCCAGGAGGCCGAGCAGCAGCCGGAAAAGGACGACGGCTTCGACAAGAAGAAGTACGAGGCCGAGCTTCGCAAGAAGAACAGCGAGGCGAAGAACCTCCGCGAGCGGCTGAAGAAGCTGGAGCCGCTGGCGACCGAGTACCAGAAGCTGCAGGACGCCCAAAAGTCCGAGTCCGAGCGGCTCAACGAGCAGCTGGCCGAGGCGAATCGGCAGGTGGAGGCGATCCGCACGCGGGCTGTGAAGTCCGAGGTGCGGGCCATGGCCGCCAACTCCTTCGCCGACCCGGACGATGCCGCGTCTGCTCTGGATCTGCCCACTTACGTCGACTCCGACGGGGAGATCGACACCGCGGCAATCGAAGCGGATCTCGCAGAACTGCTGCAGCGCAAGCCGCACTGGGCCAAGCCGGCTCAGGCGCCGCCCCAGGAGGGCCCGCGGCGCCCGGCACCGGATCGCACTCAGGCGTCCGGGGCCAAGCAAACACGGACCCAGAACCCCGCGGACGAGTTCGCCGGGTTCCTCAAGTCGCGGCTGAAGACGGGCCGCTAGAAAGAAGGACGTCATGCCGGCTACCGAGGCCATCAAGCTGAGCGATGTCGATGATGCACTACTGCCCCGCACTCTGACGGGGCCCATCTTCGAGAAGTCGGTGGAGCAGTCGGCGGTCATGTCGCTGGCGCAGCGTGCTCCGCTGGCGATCGACGCGACAACGTCCATCCCGATCCCGATGGATGTGCCGACCGCTGACTGGGTGGGTCAGGCGCAGGCCAAGCCGCTGTCCAGCGGCGGGGTCGCGGTCAAGTCCATGCAGGCCCGCAAGATCGCCGTGTTGATCCCGGTCGCGGAAGAGGTCGTGATGACCAACGCGGGCGGGCTGTGGACGCAGCTGCAGCGTGACCTGCCGACGGCGTTCGCGCGGGCTTTCGACCACGCGGCGATCCACGGCAAGACCATGCGCGGCGCTACGGGGCCGTTCGCGGACTATCTGGCGATGACCACCAACTCGGTGGCGCTGGGCACCGCGACGCAGGGCACCGGCGGCCTGTGGAAGGACTTCGTGTCCGGCATGGCCGAGGTCGTCGAGGACGACTGGGACTACACCGGCACCGTCGCCGACCACCGGCTGAAGCCGCTGCTGCTGACGGCGACGGACACCACCGGGCGCCCGATCCTCGTGGACACCCAGACCCCGGGCACCAACATGGCCGCAGCGGGCACCCTGATCGGTGAGCCGCTGGCCTACTCGCGATCGGTGTCCGGCAAGCAGCGCCGCCAGTCGACCAGCTCCGACACCGGCCTGCGGGCGATCGGCGGGGACTTTTCACAGTCCGCATATGGCGTGGGAATGGACGTCACCGTTCGCATCAGCAAAGAAGCCACGTACATCGACGAAGAGGGCGGCGTGCACTCCGCGTTCCAGGAGAACCTGGTTCTCCTCCTCGCCGAGGCGTTCTACGGCTACGTGCAGGGCGACCCGAACGCGTTCGTCAAGTACACCGGCACCCCGGCCAGCAGCTGATGGGGCGGGCTGTCCCGGCTGTCGCGCCGGGCGGGGCAGCTAAGCCACTCCGGATCGTGTGCAGATTCCACGCGTTCCCTCCGACCCACAATGCGGGTGCGGAGCACATGCTCGTCGCGATGCTGCGTCCCCTGGTGGAGCGTGGCCATCAGGTCGAGGTGTGGCTGTCCCGCTACGGCAGGGCCCACGAGGAGTACGAGTACCGCGGCATCAAGGTGATTCCGCTGGAGTCGCGCCTGGACTTCGCGTCGGCGGTGCGGCATGCGGATGTGCTGGTCGCGCATCTGGAGACGGTCCCCTCGGCGGGATCGTTGGCCCGCGGCTACGGCAAGCCCCTGATCGTGGTGTGTCACAACACGCACCGCACGAGCTTCCGGGATGTGGCGGCCGGTCAGACAGCGCTGGCGGTCTACAACTCCCAGTGGATGGGCACCGAGGCGGAGTTGTTCTTCGCCGAGTACCCGAAGGCGGTGCGCCCGGCGGAGTCCATCGTGGTGCGTCCGCCGGTGCTGGCAGCCGACTACAAGGCACGGCCCGGCAGGCACGTCACGCTGGTCAACTGCTATGCGGAGAAGGGCGGACACGTCCTCGCCAAGCTCGCGGCGCGTATGCCAGACACGTCCTTCCTCGCGGTCCGCGGCGCCTACGGGGAGCAGGTCGACTACAGCGGCCTGGACAACGTCGAGGTGCTGGAGCAGGTGCCGGGCGAGGACATGGCGGAGCAGGTGTATGCCCGTACCCGGGTGCTGCTGATGCCGTCGTCCTACGAGTCGTGGGGCCGCACCGGTGTTGAGGCCATGGCATCGGGTTTGCCCGTGGTGGCGCATCCGACGCCGGGTCTGTGCGAATCCCTCGGCGAGGCCGGGATCTTCGTGGACCGCAACGACGTGGCCGGCTACGAGGCCGTGCTCCGCACGCTGGAGGATCCGGCCGAGTACCGGCTGGCTTCGAAACGGTGCCGTGCCCGCTCCAAGGAACTCGACCCGACCGCCGAACTGGCTGCCTGGTGTACCGCGGTGGAAGCCCTGGTCTGAGAGGCGGTGCCCGATGGCTTTCGAATCGCCGACCGCCGAGGATCTGGGCCTGTACCTGGGGTTGGACACGGTCGAGGGCGCCCGTGCGGATCTCCTGATCCGGCAGGCCATCAACCTGTGCCTGTCCGTCGTGACACCTCTCCCGGACGCGGCAACGGTGGTCGTCCTCAGCGCGTCGGCGCGTGCGTACACGAACCCCCAGGGCACGACTTACGAGACGGTCGGCCCCATATCGGTGCAGCGCCCGAGCTCGTCGGGCGGCCTGTATCTGACGAAGTCCGAGAAGTCCGCACTGAAGAGCATGGCGGGCCGGGGTGGGGCGTTCACCGTCGACCCGACGCCGGCAACAGCGGATCCGTCTCCGTCGTGGCCGCTGGATGACGACGGCTACGGGCCGCTCGACTACGAGCCCGGGTGGGGGTACTGATGCCGGCCCCGTATCCGTTCGGTGTGCCGGTGTGGATCGTGCGCACCGGTCCCTCGCCGGGCCGCGATCCGCGCGGCCAGCCGCTCCCCGGACCCGATGTGAGCTTCCGTGTGGAGGGCTGTGTGGTGACGCCCCGACAGGAGTCGCCCCAGGTGGGCGGCTCCCAGCAGCAGGGCCGCGACACGGTCATTGTCGGTGTCACCGTCTACGCCCCGCCCGGCGCGGATATTCGCACCACCGACCAGATTCGCCCCCTCGGCGGGCCGTATGTGGGCCAGTTGTTCGAGGTCACCGGCGAGCCCGGCGACTGGGGCCGCTCCCCGTTCACCGGCATGAACGGCCCCGTGCAGGTGGCAGCCGACCGCGTCACCGGGTGAGGAGGCAGCCATGGCACAAGCACGCTTCCGCATGAGCAACAAGGGCGTCGGCCAGCTCCTGCGGAGTCCCATGGTGGAGGCGGAGATGCTGCGTCGCGCCAACGTCATCAAGGCGGTGGCGGTGTCCATCTCCCCTGTCGGCACGGGGGCTTGGGATCCGCACCCCGGCATGTACAAGGCGTCCTGGCACACCACGTCGACGCGCCGGGGCGGCCGGCGGCGCGACCGTGCGACCGCCACCGTGTGGAACAGCGCGCCGCACGCCCGGTTCGTGGAGTACGGCACCGAACGCGTCCACGCCCACCACGTCCTCCTGCGCGCCGCACAAGCCGGAGGCCGCTGATGGCCGCCGTCGGCAGCGTGGATGTGGAGGAGGAGTTGATCGGCTGGCTGCAACAGCGCCTCGGTGACGGGGTGGTGGTGCGCGACGAGACCGACAACAACCTGGAGAACGAGCTGCCCACCGTGCAGGTGCAGCGACTCCCCGCGGGCGACGACGACGGCTACCGGCTCGATCGGGCGTTCGTCGACATCGACGTGTACGACTCGACCCGGGCCGGCGCCATCGCGCTCGCCGCCACCATCCGAGGGGCGCTGCTGGGCGAGCTTGCTGGCAGCCGGACAGCCAACGCGGTGTGGGGGGCTATCCGTTCGGATCCCCCACCCGCAATACGCCCCCGAGACAACAGGTCACTCCGCCGTTGCGGGGCGACCTACGCAATGTATTCGCACCCCCCGGTCTCCTGACCGGCCAGGCCCGCGCCGGACCTGTCACTAACCCCGCCTTTGCTGCGGGGTTTTCGCATGTTGGGAGACCTAATGGTCAACATCACTAGGGCCGCTGACCTGACGGTCGTCGGAGCGAATGGAGGAGGCTGGTGTTCAGCGGTAGGCACGACGGCTCCTGCGTCGCCGCTGGTTCAGCCGTTGTCTCCGTGGGAGCCGCTGGGCGCCATCTCGGATGACGGGCTGGTGTACGGCTTCGACGAGGACTCGGAGGAGTTCACTCCGTGGGGTCTCACGAGCCCGTTCCGCACGATGATCACAAAGAGTGTGCGGACGTTCCAGATCACGCTGTGGGAGACGGCCCGTGTGGCGGTGCAGTCGGTCATGTACCGCATCGACGCCGCCGACCTGGAGCCGACGGGTGGTCTGACGACGTTCGCGGAGACCGCGTCGCCGGTCCCGGACCGCCGGGCGTGGTGGTTCCTCGTGATGGACGGGGACACGGCGAAGGGGTTTTACGTCCCGCAGGGCGAGGTCAGCGACCGCAGTGACGTGACGTTCAAGCAAGACGAGATGAGCGGCTACGAGATCACGGTCACGGCGTACCCGGACGACTCCGGCAACACCGTCTACCACAGCGACTCGGTCCCGGCGACGCCCGAGTACACCGGCTCCTGACCAAGGGGCCCTACAGACGGGTGGCGGGCTGCAACAGGAACGACGCTTCCTGTTGGGGGTCGGCGCGGGCCCGGCCCGCCACCTCGTTTCTGTCTATCCGCGCCACACGAGAGGAAGGCCCGCGCCCATGCCCACGACGAAGAAGGAACTCGATGCCGCCGCTGCCCAGGAGGCGGAAGCTGAGCTGGAGGACGAGGGTTACGTCACTGTGCCGTTGGCCGGCTTTGACGGGGTCAGCAAGGATGTCCGCTGCCTGCCGTCAGGTCGGTGGCGTTCGTCGACGATCCGCGCCCTGAACGGCGGCGACATCGACGGCTTCATGAAGGCGTGCCTTCACGAGGACGACTACGAGATCTATCTGGATCTCGACCCGGACATGGACGCGTTCGGCACGTTCACCGGGAACGTGGCTGACGCGTCGGGTGAGTCCCTGGGGAAATCCAGTGGACCGCGGGGGTCCTCGAGGACCACGCGGAAGCGGTAGAGGCCGATCTCCTGGAGCGCGGTGTCGATGTCCTTGACGTCCATCGCGGGCTGATGACTTGGCGCAGGCTGCGGGTGCTGATTCAGCATCTGCCGCCGGAGTCGCACACGATGACTGCCCTGCGCAACAGCATGTCGGTCGAGGAGCAGGCGGAGCAGGCGGAGAGCAGCGACCCGGAGAAGGCCAACTACTCGAATCTTGAGCAGCTGGTGGCCGCCACCGTCGATTCGGTGCGGCATCTGGAATACACGCTGATCTGCATCAACACGGAGAAGAAGAGCAAGCGGCCGGAGGCGCCGAAGCCTCTGCCGCGGCCGGGGTCGACGCCGCCGAAGAAGAAGGCCGAGCCGATGACTGATGGTGCGGCTGAGCGCCTCTTCCAGCTCATCAATGGGGGCGCGGCCTGACGCGCGGGAGGGAGTCCTCCTGTGGCGATCTCCGTCGGCAGCGTCGAGGTCGATGTCGTACCAAACACCCGGGGTATCTATCAGGCTTTGCGCCGTGCGATGGTCCCGGCGGCCACCCGTGCCGGTGAGGATGCGGGCAGTGCTGCGGGACGCTCCTTCGGGCCGGCGATGCAGTCGAGTGTCGCGGGGGCCGGGGAGCGTATCGGCCAGCAGCTCGGGCGGGAGATCGCCACCCGGGTCACCGCTGAGATTCGTGGGTCGTTGCAGGACGGGGTGACGCAGGGTGGGCGTGCAGCCCGCCCTGCCGCCTCCCGTGAGGGCAGTCAGGTCGGCGGGGCGTTCGCCCGTGCAGCTCGTGCCCGTATCGAGGCCGCGTTCCGCTCCATCCCGGACGTCACGATCGGCGCGGACACGTCTGAGGCTGACTCGGATTTGCAGGCGCTGCGGGCCCGTATGCAGGCCCTGTCCTCGCGGACGATCGGCGTCGACCTCGATGCGGGTGAAGCGCGCGCCGAGTTGCAGGCGCTGGAGAACCAGCTGCGCCGCGTCGGCGCCAGCCACCCGAACCCCACCGTGCGTGCGGACACGGCGAGCGCGCGGGCGGAACTCGCCGCGCTGCGGCTGCAGCTGGAGCGCATGGAGGCCGACCCGACCCGCATCCGGGTCGAGACCGACGGAACTTTCGGGCAGCGGCTCCGCGCCCAGGTGCAGGCCGCCGAAGCCAGCCTCCCCAACATCAACATCGGGACAGACACTTCGCAGGCCGAGGCGGAAATCGCTTCCCTGCGCGCCCGCCTGACGTCGCTGCGGGATGTGCGGATCGGCGTCGACATGGACGCCGCCACCGCCAACGCACAGATCTCCGACATTCAAGCCCGTTTGACGGCCCTGTCTGCTTCGGATGCGGACATCGCCGTCCGCGTTGACGCCGGCGCTGCGGCGACGCAACTCGCGGCGGTGCAGGGCATGGTGTCTGCGCTGGATGGCCAGACCGCCCGTATCGACGTCGACACGTCTGGGGCGACCGCGGCGATTTTCCAGCTGACGGTGGCCATCGCCGGGGTGGCGGTCATTCCGGCGATTCCGGTGCTGGCCGCCGGCCTTGGCTCGATCACGGCCGCCGCTACGGCGGCCGGCGCCGGTATCGGTGCGTTCGGTGTCGCGGCAATCCCCGCCATCAAGGACATTGCGGGGGCGTTGCAGGCGCAGAAGGCTGCGCAGGATGCGGCGACCCGGTCGACGAGTCAGGGTGGGGCGACTTCTGCGCAGGCGGCTCGTCAGGCGTTGCAGCAGGCGGGTGCGCAGCAGGCGTTGGCGGCGGCGCACCGTAACGGGGCCCGGCAGATTGGGCAGGCGCAGCAGTCGGTGACGGCTGCGCACCGGGATGGTGCGCAGCGTGTCGCTGCCGCTGAGCAGGCTGTCGGGGATGCGGTGCGTCGTGCGGCGGAGGCGAACCGGTCGGCCGCCGAGCAGGTCAAGTCCGCCCGGCAGGGGCTCAGTTCTGCCTATGAGCAGGCGGCGGACCGTATGCGGGCCGCCAACGAGCGGGTGGTGTCTGCGGAGCAGTCACTGGCGGATGCGCAGCGGACGGCCCGGCAGGCGCAGCAGGATCTGACGCAGGCCCGCCGTGACGCGAAGGCCGAGCTGCAGGACCTCACCAACAGGCTCGCGTCGGCGCAGCTCAGCGAGCGGGACGCGGCGCTGTCGGTGCAGGAGGCCCAGACCCGGCTTCGTGCGGTGCAGGCCAAGGGTTCCAAAGCGTCGTTGCTGGAGCAGCAGCGCGCCCAGCTTGCTTACGACCAGGCTGTTCAGCGGCTGCGGGAGCAGCGGCTGGAGACCGGCCGGCTCGGCGCGGAGAAGGCTCGCACGGACCGCAGCGGCGTTGACGGTACGGAGCGCGTCAAGTCGGCGCAGGAGCGGCTCGTTTCGGCGCAGCGTGGCGTCGCCTCTCAGGAGGCGGCGCTGGCGAAAGCACGCGCCGATGTGGGACGGGCCCAGATCCAGAACAGCCGCGACATCGCGACGGCGCAGGCCCGTGTCGCGACAGCACAGCGGAACCTGGGCAAAGCACAGGAGGACGGCGCCCGGTCGGTGGCGCGTGCTCGCCAGCAGGTGTCGCTGGCGGAGCAGCAGGCGGCCCAGTCGGTGGCCCGCGCACAGCAGCAGTTGGTGGCGGCCCGCCAGTCGGCGGCGGACTCCATCGCGAGCGCGGAGCGGCAGGTGAAGTCTGCCCAGTTGTCGTCGGCGGGCGGGGCGAACACGGCGGCGGCGGCGCAAGCCAAGTACCAGGCTGCGCTGGCGAAGATGACGCCGGCGGCGCGCGGGACGTTCAACGCTTTCCTGCGGTTGAGGACGGCGTTTACGGCGTGGTCGCGGAGTTTGCAGCCCGCGGTCATGCCGATCTTTACGCGTGCCCTCAACGGCATGCGTAAGAGCCTGCCGGGCCTGACGCCGTTCGTGCTGGCCGCCGCGCGCGCCATCACCACGCTCCAGAACCGGGTGTCGGCGGGCTTCAAGTCGCCGTGGTGGCAGTCGTTCAAGCGGGACCTGTCGGGGGCGGTGGAGCCGGCGATCGTCGGCTTGGGCGTGTCCTTCGGCAGGATCTTCAAGGGGATGGCGGGGATCATCCAAGCCTTCCTGCCGCACATGGACCGCATCTCCGCGAAGATGCAGCAGGTCACGGGCAGGTTCGCCAACTGGGGTACGGGGCTGAAGGGGAGCCCGGCGTTCGAGCGGTTCCTTGAATACAGCGCCGACATGGCGCCGCGGCTGGGTCGGGCGCTGGGAGACATCGCCAGCGCGATCTTTGAGGTGTCGCGGGCGCTGTCCCCTCTTTCGGGGCCGGTGCTGGACATCTTGGGCATGTTCGCTCGAGGGCTCGCCGACATCGCACGGACGGTGCCGGAGCTGATTCAGGGCCTGTGGTTGCTGTATGTGGCCACGCGTCTGTGGACCCTCGCGATGATCCTCCTGAACCTCGTGATGAACGCGAACCCCATCGTGCGGATCATCACGATCATCGCGCTGCTGGTCACCGCGGTCATCTACGCCTACCGCAAGTGGGGTTGGTTCCGTACCGCCGTGCAGGCTGCTTGGTCCGGCATCCAAAAGGCGGCGTCCTGGGCGTGGGAAGTCGTCCTGAGGCCAGTGTTCAACGGGATCGCGTGGGCGCTGGGCTACGTGGGCCGCGCCGCGATGTGGCTGTGGCGCAATGCGTTCGAGCCGGCGGCCCGCGGGATCGGTATCGCCATCGGCTGGGTGCGCCGTCACCTGTGGGTGCTGCTCGGTGCCGGACCCATCGGCTGGATCGTGTACTTCGCGGTTACGTTCATCCGCCATTTCGGTCTCATCCGGGCGGGGGTGTCGGCTGCCCTGCGTGGCGTGGGCCGTGTCGCGGTCTGGCTGTGGCAGCACGCGCTGGGTCCCGCTTGGCGCGGTATCGCCTGGGCCGTGTCGCTGTACTGGAACTACTGGCTGAAGCCCATCTTCGGCTTGATCGTCTGGTACTTCCGGCTCCTCGGCCGGATCGCCATGTGGCTGTGGCGAAACGGGATTGCTCCTGCTTTTCGTGGGATTGCTGCGGCTGGTCGCTGGCTGTGGGACACCGTCCTCAAGCCGTACTTCTCCGCCATCTGGGCTGGTCTGCGCGCTGTCGGCGCCGCCGCAGTCTGGCTGTGGAAGAAGGCGATCTTGCCTGCGTTCCGGGGGATTTGGACGGTCGGCAAGTGGCTCGCGATCGCCATCGCGGTGATGGTCGTCGGCCCGATCGTGATCGCGTTCCGGGTGCTGGCGGCAGCCGCGAAATGGGCCTGGCGAAACGTGATCGCACCGGCGTTCCGTGGGATCGCCGCCGCCGGTCGCTGGCTCTGGCAGAAGGTCTTGAAGCCCACCTGGGCGGCCACGCGGGTCGGGCTGCGTCTGCTGGGCAACGCTTTCCGCTGGCTGTACCGGAATGTGATCGCCCCGGCGATGCGGGGGATCGCCGCGGTGGTGCGCTGGCTCTGGTCCAAGGTCATGCGGCCGATCTGGAACACCACGAAAAGCGGGCTGCGGCTCCTCGCAGCGGCTTTCCGCTGGCTCCGAGACAAGGTGATCAAGCCTGTCTGGTCCGGGATCCGTTGGGCGATCTCCAACGCCTGGAAGTACGGGATGAAGCCTGCGTTTTCGGCGATCCGGACCGGGGTGTGGCTGGTCGCGACAGCCTTCCGCAAGGCCAAAGACGCCATGGGCCGAGCCTGGGACGGAATCCGCGAAAAGACCCGAAAGCCCATCAAATGGGTTATCGACAAGGTGTACAACTACGGCGTCCGTGAGCTGTGGAACAACGCCCGCAAGGTCCTGCCGGGCCTTGGCTACCTGAAATGGCAGAAGTTCGCCACAGGCGGCGCCGTCAACGGACCCGGCACCGCCACCAGCGACAGCATCCCCGCACGGCTCTCCCGCGGCGAACACGTCTGGACAGCCAAAGAAGTTCAAGGCGCAGGAGGACACGCAGGAGTTCAGGCACTGCGCTCTGCGGCAGCGGGCGGCGCCTACGCCAAGGGCGGCCCCGCCGTCGCCCCCAGTGGCGTGCCCGGATTCGCCAAGGGCGGCATCGTCGACTGGATCGAAAAGGGCGGCAATTTCGTCAACAGGGTGAACTCTAAGATCGCTGGCGGTGCAGTGAAGGTCGCCGACGCCACCTTCGGGAGGCAAATACGCCGGATCAGGGATTCGGCACTCGGCGGGGTTTCCAAGATTGCCGGGCTCGCAGCGAAGCCGCTCCGCGCACTCATCAACAAAATCCCCGGCGCCGAGGGCGGCTGGGGTCAAATGGTGCGCTCAGTGCCCCGAGGGCTGCTCAACGCGGCCCTGTCCGCCATCCAGAGCTCGGAAGACGGCGCCATGGGCGGCGGCACACCCGGTGTCGCACGCGCCCTCAAGTGGGCCAAGGGCGAAGCGGGCAAACCATACCAATGGGGCGGAGGGGGCAATCCGTCCTGGGACTGCTCCGGGTTCCTCTCCGGCATCCAGAAGGTCATCCAGGGCAAGAACCCGAAGGGCCGCCTCTGGTCGACGCACGCTTTCAGCGGCAGTCAGGCGCCGAAGGGCTGGAAGTACCACAAGAAGAGCCCGTATCAGATCGGCATCACCAACAGCGGTAAGGGCCACACTGCGGGAACGCTGGCCGGCACCAATGTCGAGTCCAGAGGTGGCGACGGCGTCGTTGTCGGTAAGCGGGCTCGCGGCTGGAACGCCTCGATGTTCGGCAAGAACTGGTACGGGTTCCTTCCGGCGATCGGTAGCGGCGGCGGCTTCTCCGCCAAGGCGGTTGGTGCAGCACAGTCCGCCGCCAAGCAGATGCTCGGCGAATACGGCTGGAGTCAGGCCCAGTTCGGGCCCCTCAAAAAGCTGTGGCAGAAAGAGTCGGGCTGGCGCTGGAACGCGAAAAACCCCAGTTCAGGCGCCTACGGCATCCCGCAGTGTGTGGATCTGGAGACGCGGATCCTCACCAAGCGGGGCTGGCTGGGGCACGACGAGGTCCGTATCGGCGACGAAACCCTCGGCTACAACCTCGAGGGCGAGGGGAGTGAGTGGACTCGCATCAGCGACATCCACCACTACCCGCAGGCCGACATGGTCACCATCCTCGGCGACCGTGGCTGGACGGCCCGGTGTACCCCGGGTCACCGCTGGATCCTCGTTGGCGACTACGGCAAGGCGGAGTTCGTCACTGCTGAGGAGCTGCGGCCGGGTATGCGGCTGCGGACCTCAGACAGTGACACGGTCGAGGTCGTAGAGGTCCGGCGCCGTGCCGCCGAGGACGTGTGGTGTGTAACCACCGGCCTCGGCACGTGGACCGCGGGACAGGACGGCGTCGTCTTCCTGACCGGCAACTCGCTGCCCGCATCCAAGATGCGGTCGGCGGGCGCGGACTGGCGCACTAACCCTGCAACGCAGATCAAATGGGGCCTGAAGTACATCAAGGGCCGCTACGGCAGCCCCGCCGGGGCGTGGGCGCATTCGCAACGCGTCAACTGGTACGACCAGGGCGGATACCTGCCCGAGGGGCTCAGTACGGTCTACAACGGCACCGGCGCACCCGAACCCGTCCTCACGTCGCAGCAGATGAAGGCTCTTCAGGGTGCTGCCGTGCGCGGCAGCGACGGGGCATCAGCGGGCGGTCTCCAGCCGGGTGACGCGCTCACGTTGGTCGTCGATGGCCGCGAGTTCCACGGCTATGTCGACGCCCGCGCCGGCGGCGTCGTCAAGGCATCCCAGTCCCGTGCGACTACCCGTTTCCGCGCTGGGAGGGGGTGACGCATGGCTGTCACCTCTATCCCGGGGAACATGCTGGCGGATGGTACGTCGGCGGTGGATCCGTCGACCGCCGGCTGGCAGGCGAAACTCAACTGCGCCATGTCGCTGGGCTCGGGCGGCCGGAATGGTGACGGCTGTCTGCTGATGACCAGCACGGCGGCGGGGGAGATGCAGGTTCAGACTGCCGCCGCCTACAACGTCACCGCAGGTCAGGCCTATTTCACGTTCGCTGATGCGTCGTCGACGACGCAGCCGGAGCGGATCGGCCTGCAGTGGCTCAACTCCTCCTACGTGCAGGTCGGCAGCATCACGTGGTCGGTGACGACGTCGGCGGCGATGTCGGGTTGGCATCGGGTGAGCGTGGCTGGCTATGCCCCGGTGGGTGCGACGCGGGCGCGGGTGATCCTGTCGTCGATGACACCGTCGGCCGCGGCGCGGCTGCACTACTGGGAGAACGTGTACTTGGGCCCGCCGATCCGCACGACCGGGAATGTGCTCAGCTTCGGGGTGGAGTCGGGCGGCGAGCTGGATCTGTCGGGCTGGGCAGTGGAGTCCAACTGCACGCTCAGCCGGACGGTTCCGGCGGTGACCTGGCCCGTCGACCACTACACGTCCGGCGGGCACCAGCTCACCCTCACCACGGCCGGCGCGGGCAACGCGAGCGCGCTGTGTGTGGAGCGGCCCTCGGTGGTGCCGGGCACCGACTATGTGGCCTACTGCCACCTGTCCCCGCCGACGCTGGCGGCGGCGACGTGGATCGAGTTGCGGTACTACGACGCGTCCGGCAACCAAGTCCAGGTGACACGCGGGCCGCTGGCGGCGAGCGGTACGGGCTGGATGCGGCAGTACGTGTCGGCTATCGCCCCGGCGACTGCGGCTACCTGCTCGGTGGCGGTGGGCATTGATGGGGCGTCCGCGGGTCAGGTGGTGCGGGCGGAGACCATCGTCGCCACCGCGGTCGTGGGCGGCCGGGCAGGCAACGTTTTGCCCCTCGCGGACATGTCGTTTGAGCAGGGCGTCGGCGCATGGACGAAAACGTCGGGCGTGGCGACGATCGCGCGGAGTACGCCGTGGTCGGGGTTCTCCTACAGTCTGGCCTACAGCCTGACAGTCACGTCGACGACAGCCACGACGAGCGTGATCCGCTCCGGGATCTATGAGGTACCGGATGCAGGCGGTCTGCCGTGGCGGGCCGAAGTGTATGCGGCGGTCACCGCCGGCGGTTGGACGATGACCCGGTCGCTGCGGTGGTTCGACAGCGGCGGCACGCTCATCACCACCACCTCCGGCGGGGCTGCGACTGTGCCGGCGGGCGGCGCCTGGTGGTGGCTCACCAACTCCTACACGGCGCCCGCGGGCGCGGAACGCGTGCAGGTGGAGTACACGCTGACGGCGACCGCCACCAACTCGGTACTGCGCCTGGACTGGGTGGCGGTCTGGCAAGACGAACCCTGGATCTCCGCCGAGGAACACTCCGACGACGCCTACATCACCATCACCATGCGGGACCTCGTCGCCGGAGATCTGATCTCCCTGTACCGGGTGACCGCAGGCGGCGAACGCACCCTCGTCCGCGGCAGCGCAGGCCTCATCGACCAACTCGCCGTCATCAGCGACCTGATGGTCGTCGAGGACTATGAGGCGCCGCTACTGACACCCCTCACCTACCAGGCCGAAGTCCGGGACCCAGACACCGGGGCGATCACCGAATACCACAACACCGGCACCGTCCAACTCGCACACGACGACTTCAACGAAGTGTGGCTGAAGGACGTCGCAGAGCCCCAACGCAACCTGAAGGTCCTGGCCAAGACCCCGCCCGACTGGGACAGGCCCATCGAACAGGGCGAATTCCGCATCAAGGGCCGCCGCAACACGGTGACCCTCTCCGACGTGCGAGGAGGACTCGCAGGCGAGTTCGTGGTGGCTACCCGGTCCGACGAAGAGCGGGCCGGCATGCACTGGATCCTCAACACCGGGCACACTCTCTTCCTTCAGACGGCGCCAGGTACCGGCGTTGAGGACATGTACGTCGCGGTCGCGGCAGTCGGGGACGGACGCATCGTCCCTTACGCCCCCGAGAAGTGGCGTGTGTGGCCGCTGCCGCTGACCGAGCAGGACCGCCTACCAGTC